TTCGCCTGCTGATGTGTCCCAATAATATATTTGTCCGTTTCTATTATTTGCTAATAAATCATCTCCCCATAATTGCAAAGACCATTGGGTTGCCTCTAATGCAACTGTATCGCTACTAATATCTCTTGCTGTACCCCATGTACTTTCTCCCCATGTACCTGTACCCCAACCAGTAGCAGTGTCTGCACTTTGTATATTCATATGGTCATCACGACCAATTAAATATTTAATATCTAAACCTGTACCACCACCTGTTGCGCTACTTGATGCCTGACTAGATACTTCGATGGTAAATGTATTTGTACCTGTAACAGTTATTTCATAACCCTCAATTCTGTTAAGAGTATCGGCAGTTATTCCACCTACTGCAGTTGCCTGTTCAATAACAATATAATCGCCAGTTTTTGCACCATGTCCTGTATCTGTAACAGTTATAGTTGTAGAATTATTGTTTGTTGCCAATGGGTTAGAAAGATTTAATGATGTTTTTCTTAAAGGTGTAATATCGTACAAAACACCACTATTTATTATGTATAAATGACTATGTGTACCTAATGCTATTCTATCTATACCATCTGTTATAGACCTCCAAAATATTGCATTTTTTGGTTTGCCTTGTGCTAATGTTGTAGACTCTGTATTAACATTATTAAAATATGTTTCTTGAATCCAACCGCCTATTTTTGTAGGGTAACCATTTCTAAATCTAATTAAATTACTATCAACATAAAATGGTCCATTTTTACCTGAGGCATATTCTGTAATATCTTTTACAATACCTGCATTTAATTTTAATAATTTATAACTCAAACTGATATATTCCCCATTCTTTTACATAATCTTTCTGCACGATTTGGTACTTGTGAAAACCATTTTGAATTTCGCATCTCATTTTCTGCACCTTTCCAATCATGATTTATTACGTTTTCTTTCATTCTAATAAATTTAGATAGACGAGGTCGACCAAGATTAAACATCATATTTGCGATAATTAATTGCGCTTCATCTGGTAATGTAAAAAACTCATCATAAAGTATTGTGCAATCTTCAATTACCTTTTCTACGTCTTTTAAGAAGCACTCATTAACTCTTTCTTCACTTACCTCTGTACCTACCTCAAAATCGTTTTCTGGGTCTGTAGCCTTACATAAATGTCCGATTCCAAAAGTTTTATAACCTAAATGGTCTAAGTACACTTCGTATTTAATTCCTTCGTCTTCAATTAATTCTGTTTTTAATTTTTCAATATCCATCTAAACCTCTTTTAATATATCTAATTCAGACCATGCAGAATATTTTGAATTACTAATATCTATATCTTCTTCGGTACTATCACACGCAGGACAGACATATCTTATATTATTTAAAACCTCTTTATCTGAACAAAATTGTTTATTCATAACGATTTTACATCTATAACATAATCTCATTTTGTAAGACCTTTTTGCTTTTCATAGGTTCTAAGTCCTCCAATACCAAGCATTCCGCCAAGAACAGTTAAAAGTGTACCCATATCAAATTCAGGCAGTTCTGGTAATTCTACACCACCAATGGCACAACCAAATATAATTAAATCTTTTAGGATAAAATGATATAAAAAAGCAATCGCACATGTCCAACCAACTGCTGGGCGCCAACCGCCTTTAAATAAACTTCCTGATTGTGCTTCTGCTTTGTTAATCTCTAACTGTGCAAGTAGAGCTTCTTGATGATGTTTTTCAGACATTGTGGCAATTTCATGTGCCAATTTAGCTTTTTGATCTGCATCAGGTATAAATTTATCTAATAAACCTGTAACTGGTCCAATTAATGCCTGTAACATCTATACCTCCATTAAGCACCACATCTTGGGCATCTTTTTTTCTCAAATCTACTATCTATCCATACCTTACCATAATAAAGTATAAATAGCCAAAAGGTAAATAAAACACCTTCTACATAACTTAAATCATTCCAAGCATCTAATATCATATTTTCCATTTTAACCTCCCTACAGGTAATTTTTGGCATTTATATTTAACAGGTTTCCATAACGGATAATATTTATGTACCTGTCTACTAATTTCTAAGGCTCTTTCTTTGCATAATTGTTCTGTTTCATAAGGTCCTCTAGCATCTTCTAAGGTCTGACAAGTATTTGGCATTGTGATAGCACATATTGTTACAAATGCCTTGAACATTATTTTCTATTCATAAAAGCACTAGCACCCATATATGCACCCACAATACCAGCACCACTAATATAAAATAAATTTGAAATATCCGATAAAGCCTTAACTCTTTCAATATCAACAAAGAACATTGCACCAGTAAATAAACCCATAGCAACCAAACTGGCAGTTGCCATTCTTCTTTGTGCTCTTTGTTTACGTAAATCATGCTCAAGTTTTTTTATTTCTGTAACATGAGCAAATTCTTCGTCGGTTATTACACCATCGCCATCGGTATCATATTCATTGTATGTGCTATCTTGTTGTAATTGTTTTCTTGTCATACAAAAGGTTCTCCACAAAACCATGCTACTAAAGAATATCTAATTCCCTTTGTTACTGGTCTAACTTTATGAACCATATAAGATGGAAAAACTATAATAGTACCTTTTTTTTCTTTTATTAAATTCTTATCATCAAAAAATTCAAATTCTCCACCTTCATAATCTTCATTTAAAATAATAGTCATAGACAATTTTCTTGTTTTACCATGTAAAATTTTATTATCTGGTACATCAAATCTTGTAAAACCGTTACCATCTTGATGAAATTCATAATGTCCGTTTTTTTTATATTTAGTAATTTGCATTGGTTCACATGAACTAATTTCGAAATTCCAATTTGCATTTCTATTTGCATTATGAAGATAACCCCAACAGATGTTGTATAACCAATCATCATTTGACCAAGCAACATCTGTTCTTCTTGTTTTTGTATCTATTTCTTTTTTATCTCCAACCTTGCCCTCTATCCATTTATTTTTACCTAAATTTATTATCTTATGACATGTATCTTCATCAATAACATTTTCAAAAACCCAATATGGATATATTGCATTTTGCCATATATTTGTATTAATATTGTTTTTAACCATCTGCATTATTTTTACCATCATTTGTTATTAGTCTTAAATTAAATGATATGGCTATTCTACTATCGCTCATATTTAAGTCAACTGAGTGTGGTAAATCTGATTTCCAAATAAAAATGTTACCTTTTTGTGCTGGGAACCTCCACTCATTAGCATTATATTTATTAAATGTTTTGCATCTAAAATTTGCCATTGGGTCATTCATAAATTCATGTCTATAAAAAACAATATCAGCACTATTTGGTTGTGCATGAATATAAAAATTACCACTCAAATCACAATAACCAGAATGTGCGTGTAATTTGTGTTGACCATACTTATACATTTCTGAAACCCAAATATTTTCAATGGATATTTGTTGTATTTCTAATAATTCCATTTTCTCACAATATTCAAAAGCATTTTGAAATATATATTTATAAAGATTTTCGAAATTATTTTTATATTTTTCCCAAACGTCTGAATTGTAAAAAGATGTTTTTCCAAATTCGTATCTATTGTCATTTGGTATTTCTGATAAAATTTTTTTACAAGGTTCTAATAGGCTATCTGCCAAATCTTTATTATCTGCTCTTTGTATATAGGTTGTAAACAATTCCATATGTTTACCAAAGATAACTAAACCAGCCAGTAATAATTGTCTTTTCTTGTGTTTCTGATACTTGACTACGATGTGTATGTGTCCAATCAGCAGGCCAAATTAAAGTTTTGCCTTTTTGTGCTTTTATTGTTCTATTTTGGTATTTAAATATTGTGCCACCATCATCTACATCATTAAGATATGTCATAAATACTAAACATCTTTTTATGTTTTTTGATAATTGACCATCTCTTTCACAATGGTCTGCTTTAAAACCCTCACCTTTTTTATAATGTTGTATGTTATAGGTTTCTGTAATATTAAATCTATGCAAATTATTAACATCAGGGTATATAGATACATATTCATCTAAATATTTTTGCAATAAATTACGATAATCAAAAAATGGTCTTTCATTATTACCAGCACTGACTGCCAAATCAGTTGACACCTTAACATCATTCATAATTGTAGTTTTGCCTTCGAACGCAATACTTCCTTTTACATGATATTTTTCATTATCTTTATAGTATTGTAATATTTCATCACATACATATTCAGGCATTGTCCATGATTGTATAAAATCAGAACTACTCCTCGAAGGTACGTAATTCCCAACCTTTTGTATTGTCCGCTTGGTAAGCATCTTCATTCCAATCATACCATATTTCATCTTCTTCACTTGCATCGCTTGGTAAAGGTAACGGTGCTTCCCAAACACAAGATGTATCGTTCAAAGTCCAAGAATTATAAGGTTTTTGCTCATAAAACGCATCTCTTGTAGCATCATATATCATACCTATACTTGCAAAGTTTTTTCTTATTTGTGTACCACCACCCAAATGAACACCTGCTCGAGTATTGTAAGATGTCATTTTCCAATTATCATGTCCTGTTATATTTTTTAATAAATCAATGCCTAATTGTTCTTGTTCTTTACCATCACCATCTAAAATAGCATCATTGGTAACAACTAAAACTTCTTCAACTATATTATTAGAATTTATTTTAGCAAAATGTGCCATTACGCAGTATAACTCCCTGAGCCATTAAATATCATTACTGTATTGCTTCCAGTTGTATTTACAGAGGGAGAACCTGATGTTGTACCAGTAAAATTTGCTGTAGGAACTTGTATAACAACTCTACCAGAGCCACCTCCTGCACCACCATTTCCAGTACTTGCTCCACCACCTCCGCCTCTATTTGCAGAGCCACTTTGTACATTATTAGTTCCACCAGCAGAACCTCCGCCACCTGAACCACCAGAGCCTTCAGGTACTCCACCTCTACCTGCTCCTCCACCACCACCACAATAGGTAATGTTTGAACCAGTTAATGCATTATTTGCTCCGTTACCACCATTTCCTGCACCAGAGTTAGAGCCAGTACCACCGACGTTACCTTTTCCACCTCCGCCACCACCAGCGCCAGTGTTAGAACCAGTTGTACTTACACTACCACCACCATTATTGCCTTGACTTGGCGATACACTTGGTACGTTACCTGACCCTGCTGGTCTGCCTTGTGTTGAGCCTCCGCCACAACCTCCGTTTAGACCACTTAAGCCTAATGAACCTTTATTGGTAGCACCACCACCACCACCTGCACTTGTAATGGTAGTAAGACCTGAGCCAGATATTGATGAATTGCCACCATTTCCACCGTTTGAATTGTTTGTACCAGCAGAACCACCTCCACCTACTGTTACAGAAATAACTGTACCACCATCAACTGTTTGTGTTGAAGTTCTAAATCCGCCTGCTCCACCTGCACCAGCATTTAATGAAACACCACCACCTGCTCCACCTGCAACGACTAGAAAGTTAACAGAATAAGATGCCGATGTACCATAAAAATCTCCTGCCAAATCTATGGCGCCAGAATTTGGTGCATTACCTTTTCCGTAATATTCTGACAATGATATTGGTGTTGAACCACCAAATTCGTTTTGAATATCTAATAAACTTATTGGACCTGAATTAGGTAATGGCATGCATTATCTCCTTTTTAATTCATCAATCTCTGCTTTTAAGTCTTTTATTGCTTCAATCAAGACTGCTGTAAGTTTACCATAATCTACTGATTTTGTTTGTCTTTCATCTTCGGCAGTTAATACAACTTCTGGTACAACTTCTTCCATGTCTTGTGCTATTACTCCAACCTTAACTCTATCATCATCATCAACTCTTTTATAGTAGACACCTTGCATTTGCATAACTTTTTCAAGACCATTTTCAATATTTGTAATGTCTTTTTTCAATCTTCTATCAGAAAAAGCAGTAACATCAGCATTAAATGTAGCCGCTCCTGCCGCACTCATATCAAAAGTTACGGCATTTATAGCGACTCCACCATCTATACCTTGAAGTCTGAAATCTGCATTAGATACTGAACTAAGAATACGTAATTCACTACTGCTTTGATATATTTGACCAAATTCAGTTCCATCATCTCTTAATATTATGTTTTGTCCACCAGCATCTAAAATAATATCAGAACCACAATCTATAAGAATATTACCACTATCAGAAATGGTTGAACCAGATATTGAAATGTCACCTACTGTTAATGATGAAAGTGTTCCTAATGATGTTATGTTAGTTTGAGCCGCTGTTGATAAAGTGCCTGCAAGTTCTCCACTTGAACCATAGATAACAGCTTTGCTATTAACAACAGTGTTAGCACTAGAACCATCAAGTAAATTTAATTCTGTTGCAGTAGACGTAACAGTAGTGCCATTTATAGATAAAGCATCGGTTTCTGTAGTGCCATTAACATCT